GTTGTTTTCCATGTATATACGGATCGACTCCGGATCCATAATATCATATTGAGATTTGGATGGAAGGTTGGTGAGCACATTTTCAGAAACGTTTTGCATACTGAGCTTGCTGTCAGATTTAGTATCGGTGGTTTCAGTGGACATAATAGCGAAAGTGTTGAATTTTATTTGTTTGATTCTAATTTCTATATACCGATTTTCAAGATTACGTTTTTGTTTGTTTAATTATTCACTAACGCAAAAAGGGCCACTATCTCCAGACTCGCAATGAGTTTATGGAGACAGTGGCCGTTTTTGTGTTTATTTAAGACAAAACATTTACAAAACAATTTTACAAAAAGGAGGGAGGGAATAATTCACTTGTGCTCTTTTTATTTTGCCCATTCCCAAAGACACATGCTGTCGACATGAAAAGATTTTTCTCCCCAAATGTACATAGGACTAAAGCACAAATTGCACCGCTCCGATTCAGTGTCGACACCTTGAGTCGCTAGGAAATCCTTCAATTCGTAGACTATGAAGCTGGTATGTTCTCTGGCGCTTTTGAGGAGGGTTTCGAGGGGCTCTTCCGTGTCTTTACTGAAAAAGACTCGAAGCATGGCCTTTCGCTCATCGTCGTCATCAAGATGATCAATGAGTTTTGACAAACATGACCCCTCTATCCACGTGTCAAAGGCCTGTTTGGAATTTTGGTGTCCTAGAGGATCAGTCTCTCCTTTCTCTTCCAGTTGAGGCTTGGTTTCAGTGGACATAATAGCGAAATTGTTGATTTTTATTTGTTTGATTCTAATTTCTATATACAGATTTTCAAGATTACGTTTTTGGTTGTTTAATTATTCACTAACGCAAAAAGGGCCACTATCCCCTCGACTCACAATGAGTTTATGGAGACAGTGGCCATTTTTGTGTTTATTTAATATAGATATTTACATCTTATTGTCGTCTTTATCTTGTCCTGTTTTGTTCTCGATGGTAGTAAAAACTACATCGTTCGATGGAATACTCCACGACTCCTTCTCTTCGTCTTCAATCTCGAAATCAAATTCGTTCTCGAATGCTTCGATCTCATCGTCAGAAGCATAATCACCATCGTTTCCGCTGATAATATTGTATGTACGTTCATTAATTCCGTGAAAATTTCCTGGGGTAGCTTCCTCAATGACATGGATGACTTGATTGATATCATTCTCGATACCTATAGTTGAGTTCGAGATGAAGTACTCCATCTCAATCAGGATATCAAATATACCATATTGGTCGAAGTCCCCTCGAACGATGTCCTCGCCTGAGCCGTAATCCACATCCCGGAAATCTTCATTGATAACCTTCAGTGTGTACTCAAGTACCATATTAACCCCACCGTCCTTAACCTCTATTCCCATCTGATTAAATACCTCGAGGGTAAGCGATGCTAGTTGTGCTACACGAGCTGGAGAGGTGGAGGTATATGAGATATCAATACCGTCAATATCGCCCAGCCCGAATGCCTCATAATAATCTCTGATAGAATTAAGGTCGGACACGTCGACTTTCTCTTCTGCGGTAAGGAATAGTTGATCTAGATTTAGATTCTGGGAACTCATCTTATCGATATATATATCGGGAAGTGATTTAAATTAAATGTGCTCCAGTCAGTTTAAACCCTAAATCGAAATTCATTTTTTTTTACTCTGATATAAAATATAATATTGTCTTCATAGATAGTGAGGAGAAATGGATTAGAATACATTGTGACGCAAAAAAGGCCACTATCCAACAACTCCGAGGAGTCGAGGACAGTGGCCTTTGCGTTCGATTGTTTATTTAAAAGATATTTTAAAATCATATAACTCATATACTCTAATTCATATATACTATCTTATTCAACTTCACCTTCAACTTCACCTTCGTCGCCGTGATTCACTTGATGAGCTTCCCTTAATCGGGTAAAGATTAATTCATCTCCCACTAGATCGTCTTCTGTTTCTTCTGCATCGAGGTCAGCGATTTGATTCAAAACCATGTCGATATCGTTCACGATTCCAGTGCAATCGTCGAGAAATACGAGGACTTCTTCAAAAACATCGAGGATATTCATAGTACCGAAATCACCCCTTCCTATTTTTGTATCAGCGCCATAGTCTACACCATTCGTAATATCAGCCTCTATGTCAAGAAGAGCATGATGAAATACATTGACTAACCCGTCTGTACTAGGGCGAGACAACCCGCCTCCAAAATGGAGGAAAGCGGCATCGAGTGCCAACGCAGTCAATTGAACAATTTCTGCTGGCGATTTTATATCGTATTCGACTTCACCTACTGGTAGGTCATCTCCGAAATTCTCTTGGCGAAAATTCCTGACAGACTTAAAATCCGTTAGATCGAGTTTGCCTGATGTAGTAGCGGCGGAATTAATAGATTCCATCATCAATCTTTCCCTAGTAAGCATTTTGAAGTTTTTTTCGCTTGAGTATATAATAAAAGATAGTTGTATCCAAAAATTCTATGAAACGATTTTCGAAATTAGTTTTTTTTATAGACCTACATGATGACTATCCATGTTGTATTTTACCTTAAGAATAATACAATACGAATAATTGTATTATTTAATTATCTAGAATTTAATATTCTTTACCTCTGGTAAATCCGTCTCAACAAAGAGATCGTAGTATAGATAGACCACACTGAGAAGACACGTTGGCTTATAATCTCTCAATCTCTGAATCGTCTCAATTAGCTTAAACATTCTGCACTCAATATTTGGGGCGACATATTCCTCGAACTGATCTCGATACGAATCTGGGTTAAAACGAAGGAATACAACGGGCGTTCCCCCGAACTCCTGAGACAAATTTATCATCCTTACCCTCTCACAATTATATTGAGAGCTGGAATGCTGATGTTCATCGATCTCGAGTAATATATAATGCGTTTTACAGTCGTATATAGCATCGACTCGTTTCTTAGAGCAATTGGAATCGTAAATCTTATCATGGAGATCAGGCTCTAAGTCGTGCAGCTTGAGAATATCCATAATAATGTGTTCCTTTCGCTGTTTATACTCTTGGAAATCGTTGCATATATTACACTGCCCTTTGAAGGACGGCTCGTCCGAGATGATGTCCAACAGATGACATGAAGAACACTCCCTCTCGACGACATTAGAATCACCCTGTAGAGCATGATCCTCACAACGCAAAGGGAAGATCTTCCCTTTTGACGTATAGAATGGACGATTCTTACATAAAGGGTATTCACATTTCGGATTTATTGTACTATACATGTTTTTTGTTTTATGGACGGAACAATGGGTACTTGTCGTGAACAGTTTGCCGTAAGATGGTCGAGTCTTACATCCCGAATGCTTACACCTCTTGTTCGCGATATCTTCGTAGTTATCTGGAGCGTGATTCCTACAGTATTCCTTCTTCTTTGACCCTGGAAGTCCGTAATTTGGTTGCTTCTCACATCCCGAATGCTTACACCTCTTGTTCGCGATATCTTCGTAGTTATCTGGAGCGTGTTTACTACAGTATTCTTTCTTCTTTGACCCTGGAAGTCCGTAATGTGGATGCTTCTTACATCCCGAATGCTTACACCTCTTGTTCGCGATATCTTCGTAGTTATCTGGAGCGTGTTTACTACAGTATTCCATCTTCTTTGACCCTGGAAGTCCGTAATGTGGTCGAGTCTTACATCCCGAATGCTTACACCTCCTGCTCGCGATATCTTCGTAGTTATCTGGAGCGTGATTCTTACAGTATTCTCTCTTCTTTGACCCTGGAAGTCCGTAAGTTGGATTAGTCTTACATCCCGAATGCTTACACCTCTTGTGCGCGATATCTTCGTAGTTATCTGGAGCGTGATTCTTACAGTATTCTGTCTTCTTTGACCCTGGAAGTCCGTAAGATGGATGCTTCTTACATCCCGAATGCTTACACCTCTTATGCGCGATATCTTCGTAGTCATCTGGAGCGTGTTTCTTACAGTATTCTGTCTTATTTGTCCCTGGAAGTCCGTAAGATGGATGCTTCTCACATCCATCCTCTTTACATTCTTTCCTCTTCGCCTTCCCTCTACACGACGCACACATCTTTGTTTCCTTACCTCCCCTTTTCGATTTAAATTCGTCCAAAAATTGCACTCTTTTGCAGCTAGAGCACTCTTTTTTGTTATTCTCGACGGTGTTTATTGAGTTTTCCATGGTCTTTTTTTTTTAATAATACTAATATTGAAGTTGGTATTATTTTTTCCTAATGCTATATATATTGGATCATACGATATCAACCTTCGGGGTGTTCAGCACTAATTGTCTACATATCTTATGTTTCTGAACATGTGTCTTATATGCTCTTAGTATGATGTTCTTTGTTCCAAAACATACTTCGAATAGTTGTTCAATTGGATTAACGCATTTTGACATGTAGTAATATGGACATATCTTGATGATATCTGAATACTTCTCCACATACGATGGAGAATCTATTTTCTCCCATAGAGCTCCGTTATATTCTCCCCTATTCGTCATCACGAATTCCAGTCTTGAACCAGGAACTACCGGTCTTCCTCGTCTTCCCATCTTCAAAGCTAAATATACATGAGCTGGTAGACTTCTGTCCATGAAAACTCGTTCTGTATCGCATTTCTTAGCGACTAGTTTCCTCGTTCTTTCAGCCTGGTCATTCTCTGGGAGTCTATCTCTCTTGTATGTTTCGGTATCGTTGACAGTCTTTGTGATGATGAATTGGGATATATCAAAGTCCTTTCGTCTGAATAGCTCAAGAACTCTTTCATGGAAGTGGTCGAAGACCTCTTCCTTCGTTTTAGAGTCGAAGACCATGTCGATGCACTCCTTGTATACAGAGCTGACAAATTTGGAGTTATCTCGTCTAGCCAAGATGACCCCTTTCATTTGAACATTCTTCAATGTATCATAATCTTCCTCTACTATGTGTGCAATGTATCTTTTCTTGCTAAATATGAGGAACTTCTTGTAAATCTTGTCTTCGAACTCTAGTTTCATAGGAGGGGGGAATTCAGTCTCTAATAATTTATCTATCTTAACGCAGTGATCCCATAGATCCTTAGATGCTACATTCTTGAAATTGATCATGACTGAATCGGTATCTCCATATACTATATCTCCCCCGTATTTATTACACATAATGTCCTTAGCCTTCATTAGTGATTTCCTACCCCATGCAGTAGTACACATAGCACATGGTAAACAGGGTAGAAAGCCTTTCTGTGCGCCCATAGCACCGTATACCGAGTTGCATACGACCTTCAAAGCTGCTTGTCTCTTATCTGATACGATCATCATTACTTCCATTGTACTAGCATCGTATCCGTCGATTCTCAAGTCCTTGTCTAGTTTTAACTTCTTTAGTGCCTCTTTTCGTTTTTTCAGTACCTTCTTTTCTAGAGTTCGTTCATGAAGGAGGGATTCGAGAATACATGCCACCATTCCTTTCATTCTCTCCTTTTTGATGAATCTATATTTATGATGGGCGCAGATCACGCTTTTTACAGGTCCTTTTCTTTCTTCTGTATCATGCGAGCAGCCGATATGATCATCCCATTCACAAATATTACAGTCTTCGTCCTTGATATTATTGGGTTCTGAATCATTTACCAGTGTTTCAGTAGATATATTATTCGAGATCATAACTGTGGGGTATAAACTGGCGAAATCGAATGGGGCGATATCATTATAGATACCAGGACTTGGATTGATTACAGTTGCTCCGCTGTAGTTCTCGTGATCTTTCCTAACGTATGCATCCTTTTCTACTACATAGTTCTCGTGGATAGCCTTCTTAACTACTAATGCAAAGAATCGAATCTGTTGCCCCTTGGTATACAAATATGAGATTGGAATATTGCATGTTCTCGCGGTCTCTGTTGCATCGATCCATACCTGGAAGACATTCGATAGTCTAGCTACGAGCATAGAGTCTTCAACGCAATACTTACCGCAGATACCTAGTGCCTGTCTCCCTTTAGCATCATCCCTCATTCCCATTCTATAACATTTGAATATACCTTGTGGAGTGAGAGGGTCCTTGGATACTCCTAGGAACTTCTGAGATACGCTCTTGAGGTTGTATACTGACAATTTGTAGTTCCTCTTAACAATGGGATATAAGTCTAGAAACACTCGCCCATGTGCATCAATGAACTCCATCTTTTGTTCTCCGTACGCTGCGCTTTTCCAGTTGATCATTGTCTTGGATGACATTTTTCCCTTCCTGTTACCTAGCTCTCGAAAATCTTTGATACAGTTATTTGAACTGAGTTGTGCTCGTTTGATGATATAAGGGATATCGAAACTCATTATGTTGTATCCCATTATAACCATAGGATCCTTATCGACGATAAGTTTTTTGAATCCTAGGATCAATTCGCGTTCAGATTTATATTCCATACATCTAATGTTTTCATTCTTGTCAATTCTAGGTTTACCGAGAGATAAAAGTACTCTCTCCCAGTTATTCTCATTTTTGTCTGACATCCTAAAGAACACGGCTGAGATTTGGAATATACAATCTGGTTCGTTTGTAGCGTCTGGGAAGGCGTTTATTCTCCAACTATTACATTCAATATCAAATGACATACAAGTTGGATAGACAACATCATCTCTATCCGATGGAGCTAGTTCTCGATATGGAACACTAAACTCGAGATCGCATCTACTACATTTTCGATCACCAGTAAATTCTATCACTCGCGAACTCTTATCTTGAAACGAATTCCACCCACCCTGGTTTAGTTTCATTGTTGAAAATAATTGAATAATAGGATCGACATTGGTCTCATGAAGCTTGATAAAAATTTCTCCTAAACCGTATACGTTCAACTTAACCCTCCCATCTAGCGATTTTTTCAGTATATGGCTGGCCGCACTCCATCTATCTCTATAGCTTCTATATGACAATTTGGCGAATGGGAAAAGCTTCTCTACCATTTTCCCTTTCTCTTTCTTGACATTTGCATAGAATGTCTTCTTCCTCCATTCAAGTTCTACTGACGCAGGACGAATTTGATAGAAATACTTATCATGTCTTATTTCTGTTAAACATTTCTTAATCAAATTGAAGTTAGTAGAACTTTTCCAGTCTATCCCCGTATCGATAGGTAGTTCTACATACATGTATGGATTAAAATCGTCTACCACTACCATGATTGATTTGTTATCGATCGTTTGTCCTGTGATATACACAACAGTTTTCTTTTTTTTCCCGTTTAAATTAACAAGGACTGCGTCGACATCCACTTTTACACTCTTGAAAAATACCATTGTTGTTGATACCAAATAATTATTGATGACTATATGGAATAAGTTCTTACTCAATATAATTATCATACCTCTATTTGTTATTATTTTTTTTTGATATGTATGACATTGACAAATTAGAATCTATTATACTGGGATAGACTGAGCCGAGTGCTGCTGTATCATTGACTATTATAAAGTCAAAGGCTACCCTCATCACTAATCGTGTAGTTTTCGAACTAAAATACAACCATTAGTAATGTCTGTACCATTATTCATACACTCATGTGTGAATCCCACAACTTTCACTTTCACTCCACCAATAATATGATAAAGTGAACTATGTTCATACAGGTCAAGATAGCTGTCGAATGGAAACTTACCATATGTCATTTTAACTACATCCCTGCCGTCAAATAATAGTTTATTATTTGTTATGTCACCAGCAACAGATATAGTCCCTAAGACCTGGAACGTTGGCATATTATCACGGCCTATTTCCTTTACCTTTAATTGATAGTCTTTATCCATTATAGTGTAGGTTGATTTTATTATTATATATGTATAATCATTAACCAATATTATTTGTTGTCGTCACTCCCCCCTAGGGAGTGAGAACTGATATTCTCTTTTTATCACCACGTCCCTTGAGGCGATTCTATTGAATTCTGAATCGCTTGGTAGAAGCTCGATCACATCTCCTCCAAGTAAGTAATCATCCCATTCACCCTTGTTCAAAAGACCTGGCCACATGCCACAATCTAAATAACAGAAAATTGTTTCTTCGCTTTTTAGGTCAACATCAGTCTTATAGAAGGTCCTACATTTCCAGCCGACATACATTGTGAGAACCTTTCCATTCTTTAGAAATTCAACAGCCTGCCCTAGACTCATTTCGTTTTATCTTAATTATTCAAATCTATAAACGGATATTAATATTTTATAAATGTTATACTACCCATACACTGACTTGTCCTTCTACTTGTCCTTCTACTTCTACTTGTTCGTCTATTTGTTCGTCTTCGTCTTCGTCTACTTGTTCGTCTTCGTCTACTCCATTCAAATGAATGGCTATGCATGATAATGTACCACAGCAACAACCGTACAAGAGAAGGAGAGATATAATAAGAGTTATTGGCGATACCCATAGAGGCGAATCCCACATATTCATTATATAATGTTTTGGATTTTCTCGATTTATATAATATTTAAAAACCAGATTATTTATTGATATCATCCCTCAATCAAACGTGTATATAACCTGATAAATAATATATTTAAACAATGACTGTATGTATATAAAAATGGATTTTGCCGAGCTTACCAAAATTGGAAAGTTAGGAGATACAATGTCAATGCAACAGCTATTGAAACTAGCTGAGGAGGCAACGGAGAATAAGGATTTCGCCCAGACATTATTAAAAACGTTGCAAACTACTGGTCTCCCTCCGAAGAGTGGTAATGAGGTAAGTTCTACTAACACAAATAAAGAAAAGATGAAGGAGGAGTTATCTGTGCTCAATATTCAATCATGGAAGAATTCCAAGAAATATCTGAAGAACCAGAAAAAGAAGGCAGCTAAAAGGGCCATGAGAAAACAGAAAAGGAATATTAACTATAAGAAACAATAATCATCAGCCATCACGAGAAATGGATTTTTTTTAATCTTGAAGTTGATAATATTTTTATATAATCAAACAGTATATAAAAAATCCCATCTAACAGATATGACAGACATGACACGAGTATTACTTGACGATTATGACGATTATACTATCGAGATTGGTCCACCTGAAGACTTCAATACCGAACCCGAAGGTCCACCTGTAAACATAAGACCGGATATATGTATAGAAATATTCGCATGTATGGGTTTGTTGACTGGTTTAGTAGGTATGGTTATTGGGACATGTAATCTGGCGGATCTATGTTAAATTGTTATGTGTTTTAACCGTCGTGACGCAAAAAAGGGGAACCCTATCGAAATGATAGGGTTCCCCTTTATGTATTTTTTTTATTGAATAAGTTTTATAAATTGTATGTGATGATATATATATATATATTAATTCTCCTCTTAATTACTAGCAGACGGGGGAAGTAGTCCTTCCTTCTTCATATACTCCTCTATCTCCTTTAATTTTGTCCTGCATTCTTCTTCATCATCCTCCTCCTCAACCGCATTGGCCTCAGAAACCCTAGTCTTAATCCTAAACTCATTTTCAACGCGGAACCAACACTTCATTTTCTTGGCTGCTTCTTCTTTACTGAGACTACGGACTTCATCTCCACTCAGTCCGTTGTAAAGGAATACTTCATCGCCTATTGCGAAGTGATAGTTGCCAGTTTGCGTGTATGCGCCAGCAATCCTCAGCTTGTCATTATAGTACATGACTTTGGCGCCATACTCATCGACAAGCGACTGTGATATGTCCGACGGGAAATTAGGAGTCATATAATCTTGATGAAACCCATACTTCCCGTCATTCTCCTCACATATGCAAGACATACCTTCAAAAAAGACTTTGTTCAACTTCAATTCATCCATTGCCGCGGATGAATATCGGAAGACACGGGATGGTTCTGCAGAGATCGAAACATGGTTTTCACAGGCCATTTTTTTTAGATTTAATTAATGTATTATTATTGTCGTTAAAACGAATTTCAAATTTCATTTTTTTTTAACTTCTTCACTTTGTATAAGCATCCGAATAATCCAAGTAGCATACGTCATCATTACACTTAGGGTCTCCGATGCAGTATGCTGGTCGTTTCTCAACTCGATTATCCTTTGAGAGGTTATTCTTCTGCACATTGAATTGCTTCTTCGATACAGACCTGATTACTTCTGATACAAATTTCTTGACACCTGCCATCGTCCTCTCTCCATCATATCTCATAAATGGTCTACCTCTCATATACATGACGACGTATGGGACATATTTCAACTCACAAACGGTACCTTTACTCATTCTCACGACAGAGTCATTATTAGTGATGTTTACAAGACCATACTGACATCCGGGAACCTCTGCTGGTAATTGATTGAAGATAGGAATGAATGTATGACAGTGCTTACAGTGTGTACTGTAGTATAGCACCAATGAAAGTCCCAAAACACCCTTGAGAATAAGTTCAGGTTTCTTTGTGTTTTGATTCTGTTGTCTGATAAAGTCGTCTGCGGTGAGATAAAGAAGAGATGACATTTGTATTTTATGTACTATCCTTTTTACTTAAATAAAATTTAGAATAACATAAACATAAGTACAAATATTAATCTGGTAAAAATACAATGCAAGACTATTCTAATGTTCGAGTTCATGATTTTAGTTCTAATTCGTATTCTATAGATTGCTGTAATCCATTGCATGGAGCTTATGTTTCAGGAGAGGAGGAGGAGTGTGTTGATTCGAAGGTTTTCTCGGAATTGTTCGGGTTTTATAATGAAAATTATGATATTGATACATATTTACAGAAATCTCCACGTTCTCTCAGATATGCGATGATGCCGAAAGGATACAAACACATACTGGATGATATCAATGAAGGAGTTGTTATTGGTTCTCGAATAATGCCTCTAAGTGAAATCATAGAGATGGAAAAGGATATATTATTCTTATCCTATATCAAGATTATGATGGAAACGACAGATATCGAACGGTATCTTAGGAACATAAAAAATGATTATGAGGATAAAAGAGATGCATTCATTGAATTATTTGAGGCAGACGGTATAGCATCAGGGGGTAATAAGGTTATAGATAATAATACTATGACTATATTAACCTCTAAACGATTTAAATTTCACGAGAAGATATATAAAGCTAGAAACAAGCCAGAGACTAAGGTGTCGTCTCTTGTATGGAAGGCTATTCTTGATGTATTAAGACACAAAGATGAATACGATGAAACATCGGTCGAGGATTACTGTGGTATTAATGCTACACTGAAGGAAGGAAACATAGGTATTCTGAATATTAAGCGTGTTCTCAAGTTATTAAGGAGTGTTGCTGCGCATATCATTTCAGTTAAGACTATAACAAAAAATAGTGTATGTGTTGTATTCGATTCTAGAAAAAATGCATTGGTGGCGGTAGATCGAGAGAATAACCTCCCTCTGAATCTGGAACTCCGTACTCCTATGTCAGGACATGAGAAGAAGATGATTCACAATTATACACCTTCCTACATATCTAGAAATGCACACTGGAATATCGACGACTTTATAGCTAGACAAACATGTGAGTTGTCACCTTCTGGTAGAACTGAAATACTTAAAGATTTAATTAAGTTATACAAGAATGAACTATTGGTTAAATTTTCAAAAGGGATGTATGAGGATTTATTACTTAATACATCTGATAAGATACTTCAATATAGATCTAGTATAAGTGAATTTGGTGTCGACGTAAAGAACGGAAGGGGGTTAAATATTTTAGGGATATTATTAATGGAGCTCAGAAGAACTATGAAGCAATCTAACGAGAAGAAAGAGACGGAATTGAAAATGGATGATGATATTCAGAAAATGTTCAGGGATTTTATATATGCATCTAATATCCTAGCACATGAGTCTTCTACACTAGATGTTAAACATATCAAGAAGGCATATAAACTACTCAGGGGTTATCATCAAGAGATAAGTCTCTCTCAGCCCCTCAAGTGTAATATTCCTAATAGTAAGTTCTCAGAACAGGCTATATCATGTCTATCATTATTCACTGAAAAGGATTATAATAAATCAGATGTTATATCTGCATTGTTCCATTATGCCTCGAGGTATACATCATCATCTGCTAAATTGGCTCATAACTACACGCGTGAGATAACCAGGAAAGACGTGATATCAGTCGTAGTATCTATCATGGACTTTGTGAATGGTAAAGTGTTTAATTGTCCCAAAACTAGTTCTATTAACATCGATAATATCATCATGTCGCTTAAATTATTCCTAGGTTATAAGAAGTATCCCTTGGTGTGTTCAATAGTGGAGAATAACTCAATAAGATCCAAAGAAGTAGGAAATGACATCCGTGTTATATTCTGTAAGTCCAGAAGGGACAGACGTCTAGCTACTAAGAATAAGAACCAGTTTGACAAATGCGTAAAGTATTTGTCTAAGTATATTTGTGTATTGGAGATTATAGATCCGGAATTTACATTTTTATCAGAGGAGATCTATAACTTTATGTAATTCAATGATTGTGACTCGAAAAAGGCCATTGATGAAGACTTTATACGAGTCGAAAGCAGTGGCCTTTAGTTTTTTTTTGAAAATATAACAATAATAATTTATGACGATGAAGTCCCACAACCAAGTCGATTTCGAGCTGTTTGAACATTCATGACACCACTTGTAGAATCAAACAATATATCTCTACACAGTGTAAAATCTGAATCAATACTATTATCCTTCCTATTGCACATATATTTAGTGCATATATTCTTCATGATTTTATGATCCTCAGTTATATAGAACAGTTTCATCTTGTATGCGATAATATAATCGTATATAACATCAAGATTAAACGGTGGGTTCTGTTTAAGTAGCATTGAAAATCTATCCACAAATTCCTGTCCATTTTTTTCGAGCGTTTCCTCAATAAACTGTTTGTGCTTGGGTGAATATTTGCTATATGTTTGTGCGAGTATCTTCTTACCCTTTTCGATATCAAATTTCGGATAGCGTCCGACAACATCATTAAACCTCGACACAAAATCTTTCTCGGTTTTGAACATTGTTAAGACGCTTTCGTACTTGCGTATTTGAGCGAGAATAGTCATTTTATCCTTAATATTCCTTTTAGAGCTGCTATCCAACGCTATATATCTCGAATTAATTGGGGGAATGAAACCTACAACCCTTCTTACTACGGTTACATTTAATAAATCCCCACCCTTTTTTAATAATGCCCGTAAGTTTTTATCTGTGAGTTCCATGGACCTACGATTCCAAGAGTTAATATAATACAATTTACCGTTTACATGTTTAAAAAAGCAAATAGCATGCCCAGTCATTCCACTTGCCTCCCGTCTGATACCGATTACACCAGCTTCGTACTTTTCAAGTCCCATATTTTCGATTTTTTCAGTTTTATTTCGCAACTGGATAGAATTCATAACTACTGTGGAAGATCGCCTATGTTCTTCATCAACAGACTTAGACTCATGTACAACATTATATCCCGCCCAACTGAATAGCTCCGGGAGAAATTCGGTTCCGCCAGCCTGATATTCAACGACAACCTTAAAAATGTCATATCCTTCCTTGAAGTAGTAAGTTAACTTAGTTTTCATTTTAGTTGTTTCCAATAAACCTTCGATAGCTAGATTAAACATTTCACTGTCTCGATCGAGATGCAGAAATCTGTTTTTACCATTGAAGTTTAATGATAGAAAATGCTTTCGAATGGGTTCTATAAATGGCGGTAAAACAAAATCTTTACGTGTTAACCCTTCCTTTTCGCGTCTACTATCAACAGATGATACTAAGATCGTACTCTTATTGTTTACGTGTCCCAAATTCAATTTGTTCAGACTCTTTATCATTGTAGGGCAGATGTTCGTTTCGTTAACATAATAATACAGCATAGATTTAATAATTTGTCTATTTTCCATAGCCATTGTATTATGTCGTATGTCCAATTTCTCACGAGAACCTATAGGGAACATAGATAATACAAGTATAGACGCTATCAGCCAGCAAGTAAGGGTATTCCCTTGGTTTACTATATAATTTGTAGTTATATCCCTTCCTTGTCTATCTATACTTTCGAAGATATGTGATATTTGTTCTGCATTTTTATTAAAATGTCTCTTCTCGAAGTCATTTAATGTTAGATCAGGATCCAATATATTATACGATCTATAAGAAGTATGATCTTTATTATATTTAGATACTCTATTCACATTTGTTTCTAACTTAGATAGTATATTTCTTCCTCTAGGTGCTGACCAGTCATTATCATCATCCAATAATGAATCAATATTGCTCATACTACCCTTTTAATATATACATATATTTTACACGAAATTCTCCGTGTAAAATATCATTTTTTTTTTACAAATTTATTTAACCCTTCTGATTCATTTCAAAACTTAAAGATAATTATACTTGATACAAAAAACTACCAGTCATGCAAAAATCTCAGATTGCACATATCGCGTTTGATACTATCGCAATGGGTGTACTATCGGCATATTTTCATAATAGAGTCAGAGGACTGGAGGATCGAATCGTGGAGATTGAGAAGTTAAATCATTCCATGATTGAACATATCAACTTGCTTACGAAAATGTATAGTGATCCCACCTCTAGTAGACCGATAAATGACGATACTCTTGAAACAAAGGGAGCCCAAACTCATGATGCACAGAACAATAAAGAAGGCGTGATGGATACGAATAAAGAGACAAGAAAAGATCACGTAAATTTTTCACAATTAAATGTTCCTACTGATGAAGAACTTGATAGAGAGTTGACTAGTCTATTGCACGAGGAGGAAGAGGTTAAGGAAGAGGTTAAGGAAGAGGTTAAGGAAGAGGTTAAGGAAGAGGTTATGGAAGAGGTTAAGGAAGAGGTTAAGGAAGAGGTTAAGGAAGAGGTCGGAGAAGTTTCAATGCCACTAAATAATATTGTATCATCCGTGAGACATGAACATGAACCTGAACCTGTATCTTATACTTATCCGCCGACGGAAATTGAAGTTATTGACGATATTCCTCATCTTGAAGACGATGTGAATAGTATTGCAAGCTGGGAATCGGAGGAAGAAGATAATACACGTACCGCATTACAATCGCCCACTCATGTCGCAACCCCTAGGGTATTTCATAAAGTAAACTCCCCTAAGACAAAGGCTGTGGAGCCGACGATTGGTAGAAGAACACGTAGTTCGAGACGTGGTAAGTAGGTTATTTCACGAACCGTTTATTCTTGGAGTACTTATCAGCCGCACAAACTTTCTTATTTAAAACTGCCGAATAATCATATCTATAATAATCATGTATCTTGATTGCTTCATTTATACTTACCGAGGGATGACCCACATCATTATTAACGTTGTTATGGAGGTTTACAGTATATTTGAATCCATTTAACCTAGGTTCTATACTTTCGAATGCTGCATCCATAGCGGCTTCTGAGAACTCAGACATTGAGAGTTTCTCTGTTAAATGTTTTGCACAGGTAGAACACGGTAGTGTAAACCTGAGAGATAGTATAAATGTTTTGAAGGCTTCGCGTTTGAGTTTATTATCTAAATGTACAGCTAAACCATGAATCGTTTTCCAGTAATTGGGCCCCCAATCTTTAGTCGAGTTAATATTCGAATGTAATGAGAATGCTGAGTCGTAATCAAGTGTTGAGTTCTGTTCCATCGTCGGATTATCATGTAGACGACCCCTAGAGTATTCCATTCTATTCTCTATGGTCCTGATATGATTTGCAAATGCGTGGAGATCGTATGTCCATTTAAATAAATGTCTATTATAACTATTTTTATCCTTTGTCAGAGGAAATGCTTTATTGATATCGTTCATCTCCATGTAAATTCTTAATGTCATCCTGGAACATCTATCGGGTAGTAGAACTTGGAATGCGTACATCATTTTAGTGAACTCACGTTTAGCTGATTCCGAGTTGTTGTTTGTGAGTGCAGACACATGTATGACGGACCATATTGCATTATAAAGACCTTTCAAGTTCGGTACTAGTTCTGTTACAGACATTATTTTATATACTCCTTTTTCTATAAGACTTGAAAAATAAAATAATGTTGTTAATATGGTTTGTAATGTTAATATAAAAACCCCGCTAAAAAATGCCACCGAGATTCTATTGGCAAGGTCCTGAAGGAGAATTTGATGTTGAAGTCCCGTTTACCAAATTAAATGTTTTTTTGTTGAAATGTCATGAGTTAGAGATTAGTCCGACTATTTTTGACAGCGATAATGAGTGTATATCATGCAAACTGACAGTTTCTAAGGATGGTGCGTTAGCATCAATGGGTAAATGTAATTCGCCTGTAATCTACAACGGTATTATCAGAATTTCTGATCCTTCGAATTATGAAGAGGACAAGACTGATATGTTAGAGATAACAAGATCATTTAAATTTATCAAAAACACGAGGTTCTATCATAAGCTAAGAACAATCTTTGATCTCTAAGTTTATTATTATATTGATAATACATCACAATATGTATTATCAAATTTTGTTTATTCGCGATAAAATATTCATTGTTAATTTAAGTTATATATACTAATACTGAAAAAAGTTATGCTGGAGAAAGTTTTTATATTATACAGTCGCCACTCTAGTGATTCCCTCCAGTTGGTTGATAGGGTCAGAGGCGATCCAAATCTTAGTTTCGTCAGTACAGTCCGTGTTGATTCACCTATGACTAGAAAAATCCTGAAGAACAATAATATAACCACTGTTCCAGCAGTTTACGTGAAGTATGTCGGAGACTTTAAAGTATTTGAAGGCGAAATGGCATTACGTTGGATCGACGAAACATCTGTAATGATTGCTACAGAGAAAGCGAATGGGTCAAATACTATAGAGACTGTTAAGCCGGTTCATCCTCCGCGTTCCGCGCCGCAAAAGGAAGAATCCATGAGTATATCAGAAAATACTGATTATAACATCGACGTGAATAATAGTTCTATGTCATCTAATACGATAGAATTAACAGATCAATATTCTTCTGAAAATAACTCTGCTATTAAACCCGGTAAAAAGGAAACAGCATCTATTATGCAACTCGCTAAACAAATGGAACATGGAAGAGATAGCGGATCCACAAGTAAACGTCATACGGGTGGAGAACTTCAGGATAAGATCAACGGTAGTGGTTTTAATGAGTCAGAACCAGTTGAATTAATTGGTTCTAGTTCTCTTACAGGAGACAAAAATGTGGGAGGTGAAACCACAAATGTAATAGAATTAATATGATTTTTTTTTAAAAAACATATAGTATAAGAAAACACGATGTCTTGGGACAACATACAGAATTTTGACACATATGATGAAGATGGGGATGCAGACATGACAAGACCAGTTGAGTCTCCTAGAACACCATACGAGCGGGCTAAGGTAAGAGAAGCTGGTAGATCTACTGCAAGGAACCGTGCACAATACTTTCCCTTCGCTGCCCCTGAGCCCGAGGATCCATACAATCGTCAACCGTCTCCTCCTCCCGTGTACGCTCGAGAAAGACCAAGCCGTGTTTATAATCAGTCTTTTCAGTCTTCCAATAGGGACCGAACTAGACATAGAGCTCGGGTAGCAGAGGCCAAGAGAGTCAGAGAAGAGAGAGAGCGGAAGATAAGAGCTCAGGAGGCCCGTGAGACCAGGGAATGGACTCAGCGACAAGCTGCTGAAAGAGCGAGAAGAGAGAGAGCTGAGGGCAAGAGCGAAGAGGATGAAGTTGAAGTCGCTGGCGAGAATAAACAAAAATCGTGTAGAGGGAGGATCAGGAGATATGGTTTTGGGAAGTCGCAGACTAAAGCTTTAGCTTTTTTACATCCACAAAATCGTGATGGTTTACCAGATGAGGATAAACGTGCGATCAAAGGGGTGTGGGATCAAGTTAACGAATGTACCGGTGCTAGTTTTGTTGTAGATAACAAAAATGCATTCCAACGATTTGGTCTAACACGAGAGGAACAAGAGGAAATAGGAAGACCAGCTGATAACATGGGTTCCGTAAGAAACATTCTTAAATGGTGGAGAAGTGATGATTACAAAGAACGCGCAGCGGAAGGCAGAAGTAGGGGAGATTGGTCATAATATGCTAAAGTAATAAAATCTTGTATACAGTTGAAGTATATAAGATCTAAGTGTAATCTATTTATTCTGATACTCTTTCTATGAACCTATTCATGTTTTTACGTGTCATATCTATGAATATCTTTCGTACCTTCTCCATTTCCTGGTATGATGGACCACTCTGGATAACTCGTCCACTATAAAATACGAGGAATGTATGATACTTATCTCGTGGTTTTAATTCCTTTACTCTGTCCTTATCTGAGAGTAGAGAGAGGTATTCTTCGTAAGGACATCTACGTTGTGTCATATTACCATCTCTACTCCACGTTATAGCCGTCATACGATTATCGATAGGATCAACAGATTTCCGTTTCACATTTACGCCAGAGTATGCTGACGATGGATGGAATATCGAGAGAAATCCAGTATCATTCATCTTGATATGTGAGTCAAATTTCAGTCTATCGATATTGTACCCAATATCATAATCGATATTAGTCATTACGATCTTAATGACGGCCTTTGGAACAGTGTCTTTCCCTTTCAATGTACATTTCATCTTACCTTCTTCGGATAATAATTGAATTAGTTTCCAGATATTATTTACAAACTCGATGGTATGTTGAAGCTTTTTGGAACCTGTAATCTGGATCTTTCCATTATTTGATAGCTTCCCATTGACATACTTATCACCTACCTTCATTACAATCGAAACAGAATTCCTGAAAGGTTTCGTTTTTCCCTCCTTTCCATTCTTTTTCGTCTTATCTGGTTTAAGTTCAGGTCCTCTGCGCTTTCCTGAGTACTCAAGACAGATAATAGAGCCAGATTCGATATCCTTATTCGGGTCAACGATGATTCCTTTCTTTTTTCTGCCTCGTTTCTTAGGTACAACAACAAAATCGACAATAGGGAAGAGATTGAATGCCTCTCCAATATCGAGTTTCCAGTTAGTAGCAATAACCATCGTCATAGTAGAGATCTTTAAATTTTTGAATTCCGCTGAACTAGGATCCGATCGTAACACATCCTGATTATTGAATGTATTCAGAGTATTAAGAATGGGAAGCTCTTGTTGAACTAAAACAGACATTTTTCGTTTGAGGTGTTGATATTTCTTCCATTATATATCATCACGTTGTCGATATTATTTTTTTTTACTTATTGGCCCGACTATTGAATACCAAATTCTTTAATGCGTGAATCTTTTCAATTGTATTCTCGTCGAGAGTATGACATCTTATCAAATGATCGTCGTTGACCATACAATCATATGTACAGTATTTCCCTTGATAGCAAGACTTGCATACAATAGTTATCTTTTTGAAACAGGTGGGTGTCATACATAGCGTTTGTTCCATCAATACGAGAGGTACTAGCATAACGTTTCCAAATACATCATATCCGACGATATCAGTTATACGAGTGTTAATTACCTTAGAGTCAGTATACTTTGAATTGGCATCGACATTAGTGGAGTAATCTAGATATAACATCTCAAAAGACCCTATGCACGATAGCTTATATACTGTCCCACCCGTTGTCCCACAAAATCCGTTCATAACCTCCCCGATATAATTCAACGTATAGAATGGATTATTTTCAGGCAGTGGAATATTTATCACGTCTCTCTTGTTCACATTTGCGGGAATAATGAATGCCATTTGACCCTTTTGTTTATATGTTTGTATGTTTATATGATTTATTAACACCATTCTATTTTGAAACAAATGAGTAAAATGCCATAACAAGTTTATATACCAGGTATAATGCTAACAGTGTAGGTATCCACGTTCCAATTATATGGAGAGTCTCTAGAGTGATATCCCTTGCGTCTTTACTGCTGATAGCTTTGACATCGTTATAATCAAATGAAACGTTGAACTCCCCGAATATAGGATCATGATCAGATAAATCGTAAATATATCTATCATTCGTTTCACAATCAGAATAAACATATCCCTTCCCTAATTCGCCTGGGCAATATGGTATATTGTTTAGGGGGGTTATAAGTCTGAATTCCTTATATAAATTCTTACACGTACCCTGTACATTTGTACCATTATCCCATATAATATAATCAAGTAAGCCGGTAGTTTTATTCTCTAATGAAGTGGCTGGTTTACGTCTGGCTGTATTAGTACTCTGTGTAGAGAATTTAATATCTGTGGTATCTTTGAATCCCAAGATACTTAGCATTTTTTCATAATGTGCTGTATTTGTAAACTTATTGACATTAAGATCACCAAGTATCACAAATGGTTCTTTAGCGGATTGTCTCGCCGACCATTTACTTATTAATTGTTTTAGTTCAGTTATCTGCGATAGCTGTTGTGTCTTTCCTGTACTCCCGACATTGAGATGAGTTCCTATCACATTGAATGCATACTCTCCTCCATTATATGTCTTGATAATTCTGGTGTAGAGTCCCCCTTTAGATGCTAGACAATCTTCGTTTGTACATTTCGTATATGTGATCCAATCCACTGTAGAAATGGGCCACTTAGAGAATATTTGGACACCGCCATTTAGGAGTTTTAACGGATGTCTAGGGAGTATACCAGATTCATATTTGAAACCTATATCTCTCATTCCCTTTATCACAAAATCTCTTTCCGAATCGTCCCATAGTTCGTTAAATGAGACCACGTCTATAGATGTTTTTGAATCATACTCGTATATCTTTTTAATGATGAGAGATAAGCGTTTATTCTGAGCTACATTCTCTATGATTTTAGGGAATGCGAACACATTATAAGTCAGAACGTTGAACGGAACTGTGAATGTCATGTTCCTCTTTATCCAATAAACGTTAAAAAAAAAATATAGATATTTATCGACAGTATTCAAAAAATATTATATACATTACATACAAAACAAATATGTCTGCAAAACAACATAAGGTTACGTATATGTTTCTAGGCGGTTTACCTAATATCGGTTCTAATACTACATACAAAACGTGGGTTGAATATTTCAAAGGAGATGTAGCTGATAAGAATCAGATTATATATCACCCTATGAAAATGTTTGATAAAACAGATGAATTTCCATTTATGGATAAGTATGTTAAGAGTTTCAAGAAGGTAGGGGATTTACAAAGAAAATTCCGTGAAGAAACCAAAAATAATAATGTACATTGTGTACCATTTGATAGATGGGTTAATACTAAGTGGGGTCATTTCTCGTTAGTTCAAGCAACATTATCTATGTTATTTCATGCATCTATAATGGACGAAAAGAGTAATCGACCTTCCAGTAAATTCATTTTAGTTGATCATAGAAGTATCCCATTGTATACCGCTAAAAAAACTAGACAGGATTTAGGAGCTTTAAAAGGATGTCTTATACGACAGGGTTCACAGTGGATGACTTTCGATCCGGTATTCATGAAAAGGATGAAGCTAGTGCTCAGACCAACTTTTATGCGTGTCGATCACAATGGTAGGAATATGCATGTATCCAAACCTTTTGATAATATAAATGATTATAAGGTTACGTGTAATAGTATCGATAATAAAGCAATTGACAATACATATGGGTATGTTTATGAAATTAATGGATCATTTGTCCCGTCTAATGACCCCGTTCATGAATTTTTATCCCGCACTTTAATTCGATTTGATTATTCAAATAATAATAGTGTACCTGATGAGTATTATTTCCAAGAACTAGCAGAACATCTACGTGTAGATAAAGTAGCATTAAATTCAATAAAATTAGATAAAAAGGCATTAGGCCCTCGCGTTCACATACACAGAGAATATATAGATTCTGGATCCTTCCCCGTCATATATAAAAACAGCGAAAACCCAAAAACGACAATGAGGAATAATTATCAGGATGATTCTTTCGAGAAATTATATAAAAGACTAAAACTCAACGAAGTAAGAGGGTGGAGCGACTATATCGATGGTGCTACTTCCAGATATGACGAAGAAAGTGCTAAAAAGGGCTTGAGTACCACCTTTACTGACTGGAACCATTTTCAACTTAATTACAATAATTTATTTCGTTTCAGCCCACCCAAAAACGACAATGATCAGAAAGAAATTAATATGATGAAAAATTTGACAGACGAGATAATACATGCTGTAAAATCAAATCAAGCGGTTTCAAGGAGCTGGGTAAGGGACAAAGTAGTCAAGAGTTGGTTGATGAAACTACCCACGTTCATGATGTCTCCTTATCATCACCCTTTGGAATACATTGATAATTCCGCGGCCAGTGGATGTAAAAATAGACTAAATGAAGAAGGTTATACCGAAAAAGAGTGCAGCGAAACAATATGTAAGATCGTAAAGATGCTAAAAGATAATAATATACAAATTCCTGCATTATATGGACGGATGGTAGAGGTGACCAGATCAGAGGCCGACCAGTGGTTTCAGCAAACGCATCCAGCGATGATGACACAGGTGTCAGCAGAAGAATATGATGAATTGATAACCAGAAAAGCAGGCCACCAATTAGCGAAAATCGCGACAATCTGTAGTATACTGTATAATTGTCAAGAGAATATTCCATTTAAAGCATTTGATTTAAATCCTATTTCTATGAATATTGCTAAGGAGTGTAAAACTTTCTTTATAAGGAAGGTAGACTCAGATAGTGATAAAATTCTAGAATTATGGAAGTTATCTTCAGGGCATGATTTAAGATATGTTAAGGAAAGTATTCTAAAAATCAAAGCGAAAGCGAAAGCGAATATGGAGTCTATTGCGTTATACGGACGGTCTAATCCTAGTTTTATAACATGGTTCAGGGCATTAAATTTATAAAATAATCTTCGGTACTTAAGTATAAAAATACTATTGACAATTAGTAAAGCTATGACTAATCCTCTGTACGAATTCTTGAATGATCCTTTACAAAAGAAGGGTCTACTCTATTGGGACGAGCATCGTTTTTCTCCTCGTAAAGAATTCCTCAGTATACTTTCTTTGGTATTTGAATTAGCTAAAAATGACCCCGAGAACAGGAGTATAATACTCTTGTCAGAAGATACCATCTCAATGGAAATTATAGAAGCATACAAGGATACACATGATATTTACAATGATATTAGAATCCGCTCTATATCTTACAAGAAGGAGCACCCGAGAGTATCTTTTGATAACAAACTCGTTTTACTCTTTGAGGTTAACACGTTTATTCGTAAATTAAACAACAAGATAATGTACAGGGATGATCCAACCAAGGATGAATTCAAGATGAGGAAATCTCCTGTAGTAGACATATATAATTCAATGTGTAGTAGCTCATGTAGAGTCGTCATTGCTACTGATCGACCGGTAAGATCAAGTTATCTCGATCTCTACCTAATAGGTAATCTTATGAATGGGAATATGTTCCCAAATATAACATCTCATTTTTTTAAAGTGATCAAGAATGAGGATCTAGTCGTAGATGCACTTAAGGGTTATGTATGGTATGTCTCTAATAAAAGGAAGCGACCATTTGCTGTATCTCGTAATGTCGTTAAAGCTAAAATGAGTCTATCACAGCTGAAGGTATACAGTGAGGTCATTGCTAATGAGATTTCTGATCGTATCGAGGTACAAGATACAAAAAGGAAAATTCCATATGAATCTATCTCTATGTTATCTTCCCAGGCCGTGTGTAATTTCGTATATATGAATCGGAGAGATAAATATTCAATAGAATCATCTCCATGGGGTAAGGACAGTCTCAAACGTACAAAGACAGACTTTGAGAAACTTCATATGACATCTCCTAAATTCAAGTCAATTATACTCAAGATATTATCCGAGAAGGGAGATCATATAATATACAGTAAGTTTACGGATCTCAAAGGTATTCGCTTACTTCACTCATTTTTACTGTATGTTAATATTAATTCTATCCTCTATACGGGTCCTGGGAGTATTTCATCCTTCAACGATAGCGTTTGGAATCCTTCTAGTGATACAAATGTTATTCTCCTGTCGGATGATGCATTTGAACGTGGAACAAGTAATAACTTTGAGAGAGATGATCAGTTGGATAGTGCAACACATGTACATATAGTCGAATCAACTCATGAACACTGGAAAGAGAATGATATTCTCGATAATTTAATCAATCATGTTAAATACAAAGAGAAGAATATAACTAAAAGACATAAAGTAATCAAAGTTATAAGATATATCACCGAATTTCATCATCCTATCGAGAAGGTAGTTAGAGATAAGAGAGATAGGGATGTTTATATCTCACAGGGAAAGACATCGGATGAGATAATACATGAGAAGTCTAATAAGACTTTTAATGTATCTAAATTGATGATGAATATTATCAAGAGAGCTTCACTATAGTGGATCTGCAGGGGAGGGAGTAGTGTCGTTCGTCCTCATGATAGATGAAACCTGGTCAACACTAAGATCCGTCGATGCATTAATCAAGATATTTTTACCGCCCTTAACGAGACTACAATTAGTACACTTACCGGTGTATATATCATCTCTTTTCTTTTGTTCTATCATCCAGTTATGAACTGTTTTGGAAACTATTGCAAAATTTTCACAACTCTTGCATACTTCTAGATCCTGCTTGGAACGAATACAATATCCAAGGCGTGTAAGCTTGTCGAGTGCAGTAAGCAAGATAGAAAAATCACCTTGTGTACCATCTTTCTTATAATATACAACTTCATCCACAATAATAATAGCCTTAGGTTTAGTTCTTGCCTTTTTACATACCTGTGCCCAGTTATCTTCGAGTCCCTTCATCCAATGATCGAAAGACTTGGTAGTATCAATAATCCACGATGGAAATACATGGTCGATGGTTCTCAATATCTCTGCGCCTGAATTCGATCTTCTGATAGTGAGTAATATAGAACTTCTCTTTGAACTCAATTCCGGGTCAATATATTTGCGTGTAGTCATGATTACGATGATGACTATTTTTTATTATTGTGGCTGTGATCTTATATCTCCAATTTTATTTTTTTTTTTATTTCGAATACATAAAAATGAACGGACAAGAGACAGGATTCGTATTTTGTTTTTTTGTCGTACTCGTAGTTGCAATTGTTCTCTCCGTCAAGACCGGAAACAATACTAGTTCTAGTAGTGAACCTTGGATTCAGGTCCCCCAAACGGCATACTTGGATGCCATACAGGAAAAACCGGGGTATAAGAATTCTCAGTTCATATCCCGTCCCAGTTTCAAGCCTAGACAGACTCCGCGATTCTTCGAGGGGGATATGGTGGGTCAACTAAAGGGCGCTATGCCTAGTTCGGAGGTTTCAGCTTTCGGAAATAACCCCGATGAATTCGTAAAGATGGTTGATGAAACATACGGAGCTAACGGCGATAAGGAACTCAACAAGGATATTGAGAACGCAATTGGTTATCCTGGTGATTTCCAGGATATTGCTCTACCTGGCATCGAATCAATGAGTGAAGGGTTCTCCAACTTTGGCGAAGACGCTAGCGATCCTAATGTATTCACTTATAATCGTCTAGTATATGCGAATCAGAGACAACGCGGACAGCAGGGAGCAGACTTCATTCGTGGTGATCTTAAGATCGAGCCCGATAACAGAGGTTGGTTCCAAGTCAGCGCGAGACCTTCTCTGCAGCTTCGCGTTGGTGCTGTGGAGGCTGGATTGATCTCCGGAGAATACGACCAACAGGAACTTGCTAAATTCAGATCCAAGGTTAATTATGGTACCGATCAAGTCGGAGTTCAATTGAATTCAAGTCTTGGACAAGGTAATAGCGGTACTGATGTATCAGTTAATAATCCTGCTGCTGACAACAGGGTTGTTATTTCTAGATATGCTTAATATTCCATAATAAATATTTTATTTATATCTCTTCTAACAGATATAAATAAAACACAATCATTATACAAAGAACATGATGTCTCGTTTGGAAATCACTTCGGAAAATACAGATTCAGTTCTGTATGCTGTCATTTCTAAAATGAAATCAAGAGGTGATGTTGGTAAAGTAAAATATGGAAAGACATTGGATAGAGATGATCTATCGTATTTGGATTGGCTGACTCACGCACAGGAAGAGGCAATGGATATGATCCTATACCTTGAAAAGTTGAAACAATTTAATACAGAAGAATCGAAATATATTAATCGTTCTGCAAGTACACATCCTCCTCCCCCTCGTCCCAGTGTCCCGTGTCCTCCTCCTACCCCTCGTCCCAGTGTCCCGTGTCCTCCTCCTACCCCTCGTCCCAGTGTCCCGCATCCTCCTACCCCTCGTCCCAGTGTCCCGTATCCGATGCCTCCCCTAGGTGGACCTCTCTCGACACCTATTCCTTCAAGGCCAAGAACACCGATCAGAGACAACACCTTGATCTTTAATCTAGAATCGATTCCGGAAGAATGTATCTTTTTGACACCAAGCGACGAGATGGTTTAATTAATTTCATTATCTTACTCGCGGTAGACACCAGACAATGGTATCTTGTATCCAATATGTTTCATAAATGATCTTAGTTCTTCATCGCCGTATAGACCCCTCTGTAGGTGTTTAGGTTCAACTGTTACCTTCTTTTCACCGTTTGCTATGGTAGATGCAGCATCCACCATCTCACAGAGTATATATTCCAAAATTACAGTGAGATATATCTTTGCGGGTACGCTCGTTCTGATAGAATATGGTTTAGAAATGAAACGACCACAGCGTGTTGAGGGCATGATCAATCTTTTCTTGGAAAGGTCATGACTCATGTTGCGGTATCTTGCAATTTCTTGATTACATGTTTTTTTAAGCTTACCTGTCATAAACATATTACTTGCTTGCATGACATGGAAGCTCTGGACTGTCGACTTCTTATTTAATCGACACAATTTGACAGCCGTGGAAGCATACTTGTTCGCAACTAGATTCAATATTATATCCAATTGGTATGACGCTTCAGCAGTCATCTTACATTCAACATTCGCACCACTGTATACCCTCTTAAAATAACTCTTCAGTCTTTCTCTGTGATGATCGTCCGTCGACCCACATTGATTCTTTACGAGGTGAATAGCAGACCTGACAGTTCTATCTTTCATGATCTTCTTTTCGCTCATTCTACTGGCATAATCAAAGATAGTGATAATATGCGTTTCAACTGATTCCTGAATAAGTATCATAGCAGTTTTTGTCTTTTTTCGGTTTGCAGTACTTGAGGAGAACAGTTTCGCAATAGCGGCTTTGGGCAAATTAAAACAGTTAGACGATTCCGAGGATTTCTTAATTCGTTTTTTGGCGATCTTAGCTCTGTCTTTCATACCGTAAGTATTAGTGGCAATACTTCGACAAGATTTGACATTTCGTTGTGTCCCTGTTCGTTTATTCAGTTTCATATACTGAAGATAAGGTATCACGCTGATTGCCATCTGAACATCCTCGTGATTAATTGTTTTAGAACCTCTCATTTTGCATAATCCGATCACCTTTTCGGCAATTTCCCTGATAGTACCAACGATTTCTGCGCGAATTGTTGTATAAACAGGAGAAGACAAGGACCCCACTGAGCCTTTTAGAGCAAGTTGTTTTATAGCGTTATTCGAGATACCGTCTGTCATTTTATATATATGTATATATATGTTTTTTTTTAACATCACGAGTAAAAATTCATTGTTATATTAACTAAGGTACCATAATATTCTACTACTATTAATATGATTATAAATTCTGATATAATGTTATATTGACCGTGGACGATACGATGGCTGGAGACGCCACACCAAGGGGATCTTATATCCAGTTATTTTCAAGAGTTGATATAGTTCATCGTCAAGATCGGATCGTAAACATCATATATATGTGCCACCTTTTATTCGCAATTGATAAAACTTAAATGCATAAAACAATAAAAATATAGTACAAATGCAAACTACTCCTCAAGAAAAGTTGACAATCTCGAATTTGAAATTTATCGCCAAGATAGAAACGGGGAAGCGTGTAAATTTATGTAATTACACGTTAATAGATGATGGAATGGTTGTTAATCTTCTCCGTAGATTCGTGTACCGCGATAGTAGGTGGCATACATTAAATTTCATCGATAATACAATAAATAATGCATTCGAAATCGCACGTAAGTATAGTAGGAGAGAAGATATTCAGGACAAAACATTAGTGACAAGAATAATGGAGGATATCGCTGCAAGTCTAAAAGGTATCAACAGTCTTTGTGAAACGTACATGGATGACCGTAAGTTTGTTTCGGATATTCATATAATCAGAGATTCTATACCGGCTATGATTAGTGATTTTAAACTTTCATTAAGGTCTAATATACAACCAGATGATCTACTAACGACTCTTCTTGAGATAGAAAAGATCTGCGCTTCAAAAGAAGTATCAGGAATGATATTTGACACTAATATCGAACGACCATCCACTCCTTTACTTGTCGAACATGATCCGGAGACAGAAACTAGATCTGAGAATAAGTCTACAGGGAAAAAGAAGAAGGGGAAAAAACTTACTTAGAGTTATATTCAATGACTGTAGAGCATATAATCAAGAATATAGATAGATTCAACGCGCCTTCCTTATAACTTCTGATAGTTTTGATATCATCTCCATCTTCTGCTACTGCCACATTCAGATTGTTAAGGAGGAGGATAGCTAAGGCAAGTAGTAGCAACTTACGATGACCAACGGCATCCTTTCCGAAATATAATATTACTACTAGTGAACCTAGGAGCAAGGAGTTCATCTGTTCCAATGCGTAAAGAGCTTCTTGTTCGTATACAAATCCTCCAAACTTATCCGATTCCATCATAAGGCGAGCTATCAGAAACATCACAGATACAATATATACTCCTATTACGTCTGGATTATCCAAACCGTTACGGAAGAAATCAAAATACATGAATATTGCATTCAATGTAATGAATGACACAAAGGATACAATCACAGAATTCTTATCGAACTTGCGGCCAAACATGAGGTACGTATCATCTGTCATCAATTTGATATCATCCACTACTACAGGTGCTTCGTCGATTAAGTCATCTGTATCATACAATGTAGGACGTACTACTATAGACATTTTATAATTAAGATTAATTAGTTTTTTTATATATAATTATACATAAATGCCAGAACAGTCCTTCCGTATTTTAACACTCGATTGATTCCTTATCTAGAACAATTACCTCCACTTGTCGAGCAGGTAGGAGATAATATACTCGGGAGTGAAAGCACAGACGAGTTCGGGAATAGTGTAGATTCTAGTGCAGATGGGAAGCGTATAATTATCGGTGCTCCTGGAGATCAATTAAGTATCGGAGAAGCTAAAGTCTTTGAATTCGATGGAACTAATTGGAATCAAATAGGGCTTTTTAATGGTTCAGCCGGGGGAGATAGGTTAGGGTTTGATGTAGCAATGAGTAAGAATGGCTTGGTAATAGCCTGTGGTATTCCTGAGTCGGGGGATGGTCAAGTTACAATTCAAGATTATAATGGCGGGTCTTCGTGGATTCCTAGGACAAATATTTCAGCAAGTTCAGGAGATCCGGAGTTTGGTTATTCTGTGGAGTTGAATGGTGATGGGTCTAGAGTTATTATTGGGTATAGACAGGGTAGCTCAGGAGCAGGACATGCTGAGGTTTATGAGTGGGGTGGGTCGTCGTGGACTCAACTAGGAGAAGTAATTGGTGTCGGGGATAGTATATCCGAAGGCGCTGGACGAGGTGTAGGCCTTTCTGACGACGGAAATGTAGCCGTAGTCGGAGGACGTGGACACATACGAGCATATGAATGGAACGACAGTGCGTGGATCGAAACAGGAGTTATTGACATTAATAGTAGTCAGAGTGGATGGACTGTCGGTCTTAGTGGAGATGGTAAACGTATTGCAACATCAGAATATGCTAGTGTTACTGTACCTAGTGTATGGGTATTCGAATATGATGGAGCAGCGTGGAACCAAATTGGTCAGACACTCGTTGCTAGTACTGGTACACAGTTTGGTAGTAGTGTTTCGCTGAATTCCAATGGTAATTTATTGGCTGTAGGCGCGGACCAAACAGATCTACTTGGTGCCCCTGCTGTCGTGAATGGAGGAAAGATATACGTATATAAATACTATAGAGGTACTTGGTTGGAATTCGCAAGTATTGAAGGATCTTCCATCGATTCCAATCTAGGTAGTTCTATATCTATATCAGACGATGGTACATTATTAGCCTCGGGGGCTCCGTTCAAAACCGACGAGGGTCCGACCTATGTAACTAATTATCTTATACAACCTCAATCGAAGGTATCATTTAAGTAGAAAGTAATAGTTTATTTTCGATGTATATTAATAATTTAATTTTATTAATATGGATACAAAAGAGAATGACGGTTCTAATCAATAAGAATTATAGGGCTGCTGCGTTTATCATAGGATGTCTATTTTCGAGGGCTTTGATAGCTCTCATTGCTAAGGTGGCGTCTAATGGTACTCTTAGAGTCATGGGTTTATTGGGACTAATCCCCGCGATTAGTTTCATGGTTATTTATACATTTGGGTTGAGGAAAAGTGGTACTGAAACTGGAGGAGAGCTAATATGGTGGAATGAATTGAGACCGGTACATTCGCTGTTGTACTTTACATTTGCATATCTAGCTATAACATCGAATAGGAATGCATGGGTTCCTTTATTCCTGGATGTATGTATAGGTTTGATTGCATGGGTAATACATAGGATAAAGAATTAATATCTTGTTGAGTTCTTAATTATACTCTCTCTACCTTGCTTAGAATCTCTTTCAAGACAGGATGTCGTGGAGCCCAATATGTTATTTTTTTAGTCGCAGGTGTTGGTTTCAGTTCAACGCACAGAAGTTCCCATAGATGAACATTCTTAATCTTACGACCATTTATATCAGTAGGTTTATATCTACCCAGCATAGGTCTCTGATCGATTGGTCTTAGGACTACTGACTTTAACTCCATCAGGAGTGCATCTGGGAGTCTTTGATATGCATTACAGTGATTAACATCCGGAATTTTTGGAGCGACAGGAATATACGATTTCCCAGATAGGAAACCAAAAAGAGTAGCTAACATGCTAATTTATAATTTATATTATTATTTTAAACGCTAATAATTTTTCTTTTTTTTACTAGTGTATAGTAAAGAATTGTGATGTCGACCAAGAGAATTCCTACTCATTATGAAGGGACAGGTATATATAACAGTAAGAAAATAGACGCATTAGATCCAGCTGTTTGTTGCGTTGGGAGCAAACAAAGTAAATGGTTATGCGGAGATTATAATAATCCTGAATCACAGAACTGTCAAGTATTTATGGCTGATAGGTGCAGCAAGGGAGAATGGGATTCATTTTGTGATGTATATTCTAAAGACCGCGCTGGAAGTAAATCAACATCAAAGGTATCAATAGAAGATCTCGGCGGGGAGATCTCTGTGAGATCTAAGTTTCTTCGCAATACACTTGCTAACAAATATTGTGTACTCACAGATAACAATCCAAACTGCAGAGCCATTTCAGAACCATTTGACTTGAGTATGATTAATGGTCCCATTATAACTTCATACGAAGGAGATTGTGGCGCTACATGCTCTAATTTCACCCCGGAAGATCTTGATAAAGATGTAGTCCTCGAGGAATGTCTCCGAAACGGTATGTGTAAGGATGTTATTGCAAGTATCGTGAATTATGCTGGAGAGAATGATATATCTCTAGCAGGCACCAAACTAGCTCACCTAACTGAGGAAAGATTAGAGAGGATGGATAAAAGATCAGGAAATGATTCAGCTACGAAAGAAAACTATGGAAAACTCCCTTATACCGACGATACGAGCGTCGTGGATACTGTGATTCAAATGTACAATGCGGAATATTTTGGAAATCTAGGTTCATCGGCGATATCGATGAAAGGTATATTGCTTTTGATTTTATGTGTAGTAATACTTATCAAAGGTATCGCCATGTATAATAAAAAATGAAAATATATATATATATATTATAAATAAATTGTCATGGATAGAAAGAAACGGAAAAGGAGACAGAATGACGACAATAAATCAGACGTAAAAATTGCGACTATGATTACTCCTCCTAGGACCAGTACAACAGTATCACGACTTCGACAAAATACAACTGATTTGATGATTGGGGTCCGGCTAAGATTGTTTTGGAGTATAGCAAATCTTCTTGGAGATGCGTTCGTAAGAGAATATTTTAGCTTTTTACCATATTCTATACAAGGTGTTATTCGCTTCAGTATTGGAACTTATATCTGGCAGGCTATTATTAACGCTGCGTCGATGGGGTACATTCTATATTCATCTCGTGTCGGATTCAGGTTTAGTGATCTTGCTGTGTTTATTAGATCTACAAGTCAGTTTGTTACGAATATGAATAATGTTGCAGGGCAAACTCTTGCACAACGTTTTATGTCAGAAAGGAAAAATATGGTTAGACTTGCAAGACTCGTTAATAATAATCGTGATCGTATATCCGTTCAGACAGTGATCACTCCTTTTTTGGACTGGTTTAGGACCGGTGAAGAGGACGGGAGTGGTAGAGTTGTTGATGATGATTTATTCGTTGATGATGATGATTTATTCGTTGATGATGATGATTTATTCGACGAAGTGGATTCGACAGAATATTTAGAAGAATTAGATGGTGATCCAGAAATTTTCAGGGACCAAGACTTAATCGATAGTGAGGATGTAATAGACAATGAATCTTCAGGACTTGTTCCATTTACAGGTAGAAGAACAACATCAACGAATGATAATATGCTAGAAGTACTAGCGACATTTCTAGAAGATCCACTAACAATCGAAGAGGTAGGAGAACAGGTTAATACATTAATAAGCAGAGGGGCCATCGCATATCAATACGAAACTACTTCCGATTATAACCCAGCTGTATCTGCTAGGAGGAATGCACTTGCTATACAGTCGAGACTAAATAATCAGTTGGAACTCATCAGACAAGAAATGGATAATGGTGTGCTCGAACAAATAGAATCCGCTGGTATTATTGTTGATCCAAGGGTATCTTTACAATTTGCATCTGAATATTCGATGAATACTTGTTTTAGATTACTTGATCATACAAGGCAATTTATGGATGGTCTCAAAGATGAGGCAGGTATAGAAATGTTTAGTAATTCAGATTACACACGTATGGCGGAGAAATGTCAACTAAATGCTTGGGATGAAGCATCTGATGCGAAAGCTAAATTCTCTAAATACGACGAACGATTATACAAAGCTGCTCATAATTATGGTACGGGAGGTTTTACGAACTTCGATTCTCGTTTTCTCACGAGTAGAGGAAGTTTCGAACCGATGAAATGTGCACCTGAGTATTTCATCTGGAATCTAAATAGTAGAGTTAATGACGAAGATCATGAAGAATACAAAACAGAAGTAAGTTTAGTATGCAACGAGTTTGCAGCAATTACTGCTATTACTATGCTACTCCTTTTCAAGTATACGTATAAAGGTGTACGATGGTTAAAAAGAAAAGCGATGGATAATACTCCATCTCCACTAGATTTTGACGTTTTGGAGGATGACGACGATGACGACGATGATACTGATTCAATACCCGTATGGGATACTGGAAGGAGAGTTAGTCTTTAAAATTTCATAGCACGATGGATGAATTTATAACAATTTTGTTTGTTATAAATTATTACAGAGTTATTATTTAGTACAACCGTTAGCATTGGCTACTTCATCGCTAATCTCTTCTTTGTTAGCTTCCTCCTCATTGCCTTCCTCATAGTCATCTTCGACCACCTCCTTGTCATTGTCATCATTATCGCATGAAGCTTGCGCGGCCATAGCTTCTTCAACGATAGTGGCCAAACCCACGACTTTATATTTATTTGATTGATTCTTGACTTTAATCAATTCAACAATATCCTTATCCTCATTATTAGTTTTCTCAATTGTAGATTTCTTCGCTTTCTTCTCCGCGGCTTTCTTTTCCGCGGCTTTCTTTTCCGCGGCTTTCTTTTCCGCGGCTTTCTTTTCCGCGGCTTTCTTTTCCGCGGCTTTCTTTTCCGCTGCTTCCTTCTTTGCTGCCTCCTTCTCAGCTGCCTTCTTCTTTGCTGCCTCCTTCTTTGCTGCTTTCTTTGCTTTCTTTTCCGCAGCCTTCCTAGATGCGTGTTTTTTCTTTGATCTGTTCGGGAAACATAGACATGAGAATAATACTGGAATACAACTTACGCAATACTTACCCGTTGTATTGATATCAAGCTTATTTTGATTAGCGGCAACGATTACATCAACGCTATCACCTATTAACCCTGTATCAAGGACGATATGACATTCATTCAATATACATTCAGTGATATAAGAAACGATAGATTTCTTGAATTGTCCACCCAGTGATTCTCTTCGACCGATAATTTCTACCATCTCCATCGCTTCAGAGATTATTTTGGGTATATTAATGTGTGTATTGTCGCTGAATACATCACAAGCAGCCTTAATAAAATCTTTGACTTCCTTTTGCTCCAACCTAGTGAGATCATCAATAGGTGTAGTTTTTGTATCTGTTGTATCTGACATTATTCAAATCCAGATGTTTGTGTTTTATATTACACCCATAAAATATTTTTATTGTGTTAAGAAATTGTCACAGTTAAGAAAAAGTTGGATGTCACTCAGCGATATAGATGATGGTTTCGGAGATGATGTTGGTTATGGAGACACGGATTACAGAGATGATGATGATATCATAGATGATTTAGATGTCATAGATGATTTAGACGGCATAGACGATAACGATGTCGGAGATGATAGCGATTCGATAAGACATTCGAGACCTATGCTCGTTCAAGGCCTAAATGAGGCAAAACAATCTAGTTTTGCAGATCAACCTCATAAAGACATATTATCTGTATATGTTTCGGATAGATCGAAAGTAGGTGGAAAACAAAGAGGGCCTGGCGGAGTGTTGAAACATATTAGCAAAGCGCCTAAGAACCATCAGACATACTTCTATATTGTAGCAAAGTTTCTATCTATATACGCAGATTATGATAATTTCGTAAATTTTACCGATCTTGAACATATGGAACATGAATTATGGGACAATGACAGGACCAAAATCAGGTTCGAGGAAATGAACCCTACGCTACTTATTTTAGGACATGCTATACTTAGAAATAGTTATTATGCACGTACAGACAAGCTTATAAAGAGGGAGCTAAAACTAGCATATACTATATATAATAATATCATCATAAAACACAACGAAGAAAATCAGAGGAATAAGTTATCAATTACTGTAAACCAACAGAAAGCGGCTGTATATAGGTACTTCAGTTTCTGGAAAAAATACTACGAGGTGAAAAAAATACAAATAGCATAAAAAATATTGAAAGTTAATCATTTATTTCATGATAATGAAATCATCATGAAATGTTATTAAGTACAGTTTACATACTTACCATATCCGGTAGAAACTCAACAAGGTCGAGTAGGATTCTCCTTCTCTTTTTTACCCACGTATAATTCGCGAAACGTTGGTTCTTATTGGTTTCAGTTGGATGGAAAAAAACATTTTTCCTGGCTTGTAAAATAAGTTCATCATATGGGATCTCTCTTGACGCACAATGTGGATATCTTGCATTATACTTGATCGTACATGCAATATTATAGTCCCTATCTCCAAGGAAATAATACGAATCAAAACATGACCTGGAACATTTATAGATATGATCAATGAACGTCTCAACGGGCATTGTATGATCGCATAATTGGCAGTATACAATGCGCTCCTTACATCTTTTGGTATGTTCATCGATACCACACTGGGGAATATCTAGATCGCAGAAAGTACACCTGATAGGTTTCCCGCCATCAACTTTTCGCGAAAGGAAACTAAAGAACCGATTCCTAATTGATCTATCATTATCAATGTTTTCCTTCACTGGCTGGTGCACAGACACCAATTTATTGTAATCGCAAGTATGTTCGTGGGACATGTTAATCTTTAAAGGGGATATCGTTGTTATATCCTTATCGACTGTTAAAATAGATATTATTTTTTAGTTCACTGGTCTGCATATCCAAACTTCCTTGAACCACCTTGATATACCTCACGGTCAGACGAACCGTACAAATTAGAAAGGAGATGTTTCTCGAATACGTATTTACCTGCTCGAGTCAAAAGAGCAATAGTATAAACGGGTTTCGCTTCATACCATTTATTAGCAATTAACTTTCCACTAGCGAGTACCTGAATATAATACCGTCCAGAGTGATCCTTCGCACTCTTGGTGACAAACGATTCTTGATTCAATAAGCGTAATTTACCTTCAACAACAATTAAAAAGGAAGCCCTCACAACAACACCTTTATGAGGATAATTAAATGTCTCTACGGGTGAAAGAAATCTAAGTTCGTTGTCTTCATCGTAAAATTTAGTATTGTCTTGGTCTCCATTTTCATCATCATTTAATTCAGCTAAGTATTCTAACCTGGTCTCTATCTCTGGTTTGAGTTCTTCCAATACTACATTGGATAATTTCTTTTCTCGTCGGCCTCCATAGTACTCCTCTGTCATTCTTAATACTATATTGTTCAAGGAATCATCATCGTCCGATACATCCGAGAAATCTCGTTTTATTTTATTGAGTTCTTCTGATAGTTCATTGGATATTTTCTTTTCTGGTAGGTCGCTATAGTACTCCTTCATCATTGCTAATCTATTGTTCGAGGAATCATCATCGTCCGATACATCCGAGAAATCTTGTCTTATTTCATTGAGTTCTAATCGCGGTGTCATTTTATCCGTTGACATAGCGGGTTTAGCAACATTTTTAGTTTCTGTGAAAAATTCATCCATTGATTCGGATGCATCGATCGCACTTCCTGTTTCTATAGCAAAATTTCGTGTGGCTGTCGCTAATGCGGGATATTTAACCCCATTGAGTCTTTTGATGTCACTTTCTTGAATAATGATATCTCTGCGCATAAGCAATGAAAAAGGAACTCTTGTATCTTTATTCATGATGGCAAGATCGATGGGTGTTTTATTAGAATTATTTCTTACACTCAGTATATCTTTAGACGCATAACCCGTGTGTTTCCGACGAGCAGTATTAACACGAGCAAATAACGTTTCTGAAAGTTCTCCGAAGATTGGACTGAATTCTATACTTAAGAGTTTATGATACGCAGTATCGCCATCCATGTTTTTATGATCCAAATCTGTACCTCCTTTTGTCAACATTTCAACTAGGTAAGGGAAATCAAAATCGTTAGTAAACTTATCACTTCCAAGTAGAACTGTCATAAGGTTGTCTCCTCTCGTACCTATGATAGTGTCTGCATATAAATGGGGCGAATTAACGTATATTCTCGCCTTTTCTTCAATATCGTCGTACGTCTTTTGATATAAATGGATATCCGCAACAATCGTTGAAATAAGGGCGGACATTAAATCATCTACATTCATTTTATTTTTGCCCGCATAAGAAGTCTTGTTTATATCCATAGGTACAAATTTAACATCATCTCCAGGAAGTTTAAACCTACGAAGATTAATAAGTTTTGATAACATAAATTTCAACCTCTTGCCACGTTCTACAACCTCATCGAAAGTTAGTTCATGGTTATTAATAATACCTCCCTTCTTAATACATGCGTAAGGATATTTTTTAACATACTCATCCTTATTCTTTAATATTTCTCCCATCTTTAGTTTTAATTCGAAGACATCACGCTGAGGTTTAGTATTTTCTGGGAATCTACTTGACATGATAATTAGTTCGTCAATCACACTCTTAATTACTCCCTTATCAATTTCTTCACTGATAACAAAATTTTCGAAGGTATCATAAAATTCTTTAGGTTTATTGTTTGCGAACGGATCTACGCCTGCTTTGAGAAGGTACACAACGAAGTCTCCAAAGCTTTCATTTCCATTACTACCAAGTTGATTATTCAGATACCTATACAGATTCATCCCGTCCAATTTTACATCTGAGGGTGCCGCGCTAATCACAAAATCTAAAACTTTTGGATTTTTATCAGCTATTGCCTTATTCATAGCTAGCTCAACCTCATCTCCAACCTTTTCCTTGTCAAATTCTAGTGGCTTCATCCAAGCACTGCGTCGTTTGTTTTCTTCCACTGTTAGTTTAGGTCCTGGATGATCGAGTTCCGCTGTTGTTTTGTATTCTTTGTGTTTTTGAATGCTAGACGGATCAACATCTTCCTTGTCAAATTCTAGGGGCTTCATCCAAGCACCAAGTCGTTTATTTTCTCCCACTACTGGTTTAGGTCCAAGATCGAATGCCGCTGGTTTTTGAAATACCGCTGGTTTTTGAATGTATACTTCTGATGGGTCGATAAACGGATTAAGTTCTTGTATCATATGTGTTTGTGGAACCAATTGGGGATCAAGATCGAATGCCGCTGGTTTTTGAAATACCGCTGGTTTTTGAATGTATACTTCCGATGGGTCGCTAAACGGATTAAGTTCTTGTATCATACGTGTTTGTGGAACCAATTGGGGATCAAGATCGAATGCCGCTGGTTTTTGAAATACCGCTGGTTTTTGAATGTATACTTCCGATGGGTCGCTCAACGGATTAAGTTCTTGTATCATACGTGTTTGTGGAACCAATTGGGGATGAAATGACCTTTCAGGAGTAGTATTCAGCATGATATCTATATTATTTAATGATGGTATATTGATAGGAAGCAAACCGGCTAATGGTACTGAGGTAGACAGTAATTTCCTTGGATCAATTGGAAATACAGACGTAGCATCGTCCTTAAATTCAGGCTCATTCTTCAATAAAAGTTGACCTCGTCGTTTATTTCCTTTTTTTCTACCTCTCAAGGCATTAATAAGCATGTTCATATATGAATCATCGATTGGCTTATATTCGGCCTTCTGTTCCACCGAAATCACAATCGAGGGTCCCTGTCTGTTCAACCTATTTCGGGTTGTATCGTTTATTCTATAGCTAGACCCTGTAAGAGTAGATGATCTACCTAATTCGTTTATCCAGTCCATAGCGTTCTCCTTAAAATCAGAACCGAATTGTTGGTCATACGAATCACCATCCTCAACAAATAATTGGAAATCCTCGACCTCCTCTGGAATGGCACGTGGTAATATTTCAGGGACATCTTCCTCAACAAATAATGGGAAATTCTCGACTTCTTCTAATGCTTCTGGGACTCTGCTTTCTTCGAGATTTGGATTTCTCGGGACATCTACTGACGATGATCTATCTAATTCGTTTATCCAGTCCATAGCATGCTCCTCAAACTCAGAACCGAATAATGGTTTGGGATGTTGGTCATCCTTAATAACTGGGGATTTTCCGAGATCGAATGCTTCTGGGACTCTGTTTTCTTTGTATTCGGGAATCCGTACGGATTCGGGACTCCGTATGGAAGGAAGAGGTAGTTCTCTCAGGTCACCTTCCTCGTAAACTACTGGCTCTTCATCAAATACATCTGGTTCATCTTGTTTATATACCCAGCCCTCAATCTTATGTATATCAAATTTAGGATCGAATACGCCCATGTCTTTAATTTTTGGTCCGAAAAAATCTTCTTTGGCGTCTTGAGGCCGAGAACCCCATCCCCTATATAATTGAGACTGCAAATCTTCATCAAATACACCTGGTTCATATTGTTTGTCTATCCAGCCCTTAATCTTACCCGTATTAAATTTAGGATCGAATACGCCCATGTCTTTAAGTTTTGGTCCGAAAAATCCATCGTTGTCGTCTCGGCCCTGAGGACCCCATCCCCTCGCCAATTGAGACTGAAAATCTTCATCAAATAAATCTGGTACATCTGGTGCGTGGTCCAATTCCAGGTCCAATTCCTTGGAATCTTTAAAATGATGTATCGAGCGTCTCTCTCTATTCTGATTATGCTTCATGTCAAGGGATGGTGGCAATTCTCCATTTACGGGAGTCGATCCACGAGCCTCCATATCTTCCCACATATCCGCTTCCCTCTTGACCTCTTCTTCTGTTGCTGCTTCTCTCCTCCTCTTATCTTTGGCGAAGGAACTGAATCTCGTGGGTTTACGAGTCGATCCACGAACCTCTATATCTTCCCACATATCCGCTTCCCTCCTGCTATCTTCTTCTGCTGCTT